CTTTATTTTAATATAATGAATCGTCACAGTTTGTCAAGACTTTATTTTAATATAATGAATCGTCACAGTTTGTCAAGACTTTATTTTAATATAATGAATCGTCACAGTTTGTCAAGACTTTATTTTTGAGTCACGGTCACAGGACGGCAGGCCGGACCGCAAGCCGGACCGCAAGTCAAGCCGCCGGTTTGACGATATGTCAAGCCGCCGGTTTGACGATATGTCAAGCCGCCGGTCCTTCTATTGGGCACACTTTCAACGTCAAACGGCGGTCCTGTATCGTTAAACAAAACGGACGGGAAGAAACGTGCAAGCCGGACCGCGTGACGGACCGCAAGCCAAACGGACCGCCGGACCGCCTGTCAAGCCGCAAGCCGGACCGCCGGACCTCGTTTGCGATATACTAAAGGATAGACGGCAAAGGGACCGGAACGGGACCGGCAGGCCGGACGGCAAGCCGGACCGCAAGTCAAGCCGGAAGTCCTGAGAGGAAAACAAAACAGCCGGGAAGGAACGTGCAAGCCGGACCGCAAGCCGCCGGACCGGACCGTCGAGGACCGCAAGCCGGGACCGTCGAGGACTGAAAAGGACGGCAGGCCGGGCCCGTTGCGGTTTAAATGAGATACATTATCTCATTGAAACCTAATGAAACCGGTTGCTTATATAAAGGATTGTGTCGCCGGTTGTGACATGAACCGGGAACCGCATATAAAAGGACGGAATCGGCAACATAATATGAAGAAAGGACTTGAACCGGACCGACGACACCCTAAGGGGGAAAAGAGAGTCCTTACGCGCGCGAGTACCCATTGACAAATTGTAGTAATTTTTTGGGGTTGCCCCCGGTAGGATATGTAAAGCAACCGTCAGGGAGCCAGAAGGGGAGCGGGTTATCACTCCGACCCTTCGGCTCGACCTGCGGTTGAACCTGCCGCTCACGTCTGAGGCAACAGGCGGTTATTAATGAAGTTGAACTCACGGTTCAACTGGCAGTTCACTTCAAGGGTAACAGGTGGTTAATATCAAGTTGTATCAAGCGGTGGACCTCCTCGTCCACCAACTGTTCAGCGATGCCCTGACTTGCGAAAGCCCTGATACGACTGTATTTCATCTCAAGGACTTCATGTAGAGCAGTCGCCTCAATCTCCCGCTTCGTCCATTTACGGCTTGTTTCAAAATCGTCTGAAAGCCGGATGGTGCAAGAGTTCTGTTGAAGGTGGCACAGACACTCAGCCAGCGCATCTGCGTCGGTATCGCCAAAGCTGACTGTAACATCCCAAGCTGTCAGACCGAGCTTCTTGACCCATTTCCTGACACACTTTTCGAAGTACGCAAAGTCTGAACGTGAGGGTGACACTAGGTTTGACATTAAGTTAAACCTCAAGTTTATTTTACTTGTTATTATTACCTAGAATAAAACTCTAAGCTCAGAACTTAAAGTTCACCTGTGGTAATACTTACAGTACAAACGATTGTTCTGACCACAGGTAGACTTTAAGTAAGAACTTTAAGTTGGGCTTCGCCCTTTCGCTTATCAACTGACATAGTCGCCCTTAAAGCTATGTCAGTAAGGGACTGCCGACAGTCGAGCCGACAGTCCCTCACAGATAAGCGAAGCCCGAGTGACACCGCTGACGCAGTCAGAACTCGGGTCTTGTAGAGGAAGGGAAAGGAGAGTCACACACACACATGATGGAGAACAGTTCTTTGTGGTCTGTTCTCCTATGGGCACCACTTATAAATTCCCCACCAAAGTCGCATACTTAGATATGCGTCAATGGAGTCCCCTTTGGATGGTCTTTCTTCCAGTAGGGGGCGGAGCTAAGTCTTTACAACAAAAGTCTTTTTACTCAGTCCAGACATGGACTGTCTGTCAAAGGTCTTTGTAGGTCTACTCAGCCCGAGGAATCCCGGTTTACCGACCCCGAAGTTAGACATAAACTTCTCAAGTTCTTTTTCCAAAAGGTCTCGCTCGTGGTCCTTCTCGGAGTGTTCGGTGCTTCGACTCATCTGTTCGACCCAATACGCCACAGCGATTGCCAGAGCGTCCAGACGGTCATCGTGACCCAACGAACCTTTGTCTCGCGTGATGCGCGTCAGTTGGTAGAACAGTTGATACGCCGGTACGTCAGACGAATTGAAGTCCATATTGAATAGACGTTTATCAACGACAAGCCTGTGCTGGTTCATGACAGGCTCAAGGGTGTCAATGATTCGGCGTTCTTTCTGGATGTTGTGGCGGACCTCGTCCACCTGACAGCCGTGGACCTTAAACAGAACTGGTTTAAGAAGGGCGGCGAACATACCGTCACCGAAGTTGGACTCAATGATAATAGCGTTGACGTTGTGCTTCTTCGCCATCATGGAAAGGATTTGTAGGTTCTCAGGGGTGTAACCGCCCTTCAAACCGCCGGACTCAACGAGGTACAGGAACCCGTAGAGCATCTTTACGATAGCAAAACCGGTCTCGTCCTGACCACGGCCTGAGGGGTCGATAGCCATAACCGAGCCTTGAAAGTCTGCCCACTTGTCGGAGACCATCATAGGGGCGTGGAGCCTGTCGCCGGTGAAGCCGACGCACGGGATGTCGTTCAAGGCGTACTGCGCGCCAGAGGACCACACTACCTTAACCGGGGCTTGCGTCTGGTCCACGTCCAATACAACCAGGTCACTCAGTTTAAGGGGATACCGCTCCGTGTCGGACAGGGTCGTGTCCAGCATGAACTGAAGCGCGAAGCCGGACTTTCCGTAGGACTTCTCACGGCCCTCAAGTTCCTCGTCGGGGAACCGCGTCGGTTCAGTCGGAGTCCCGATTCGTTCCGGTTCTTCGGTACAGACCTTGACGATGGACGGGGCAAGCGCACCACCGTAATAGACGAGCTTGTTGTGAGAGGGGAAGCGGGCAGGCCAGATTCGGCACATATAGCCGCGCTCGTGTCGGAGCGTGTTATACAGCGACATCTCCGTCTGAGGGGTTCCCAAGAATAGGATAGTTCCGCCGGGGCTGAGGATGGCTTCGAACTCTTTGACGAGTTCAGAAATCTTGTCCCGCTGGACCTGTGTTTGACTGTTCTTCGGAGTCTCAACGTCATCAGCGATGATGACATTCGCGCGTGAGCCGGTCATCTGACCTGTGATGCCCACCGACTTCACAGACGGCGCATGGGCCGCTTTAGCCGGGGCAACGTCGAAAGCGACGTTTGATGTGCGTTGTTCATCTCTCGGGATAAGGTGCTTCAGAACTGGAAGTTCATGGATGAGCCTCTTGGTGAATATACTGAAGCTATCGGACCGCTCTTTACTTGCGGACACAACCAGTATCTTCAACTGAGGGTCTTTGAGCAGAAGCCAGCACACGAAGGCTGACGTAATCCAGCTTTTGCCGACGCCACGGAAGGCTTCGATTATAGCCCTGCGGCTGCCTGACTTCTCGTATACCCATTGAAGGTACTCAGCCATCTCCAATTGAATCTGCGTCGGCTTGGGGAGAGTGAGTCTTCCCCACACATAAATGAGGAAGTTACGGAAGTCGGCCTTGAGTTTGTCTTCAAGAGTCATAAATCGGGGTCTGATTGCCTTTCAGGAATGGGTCTGTGGCGCGTCAGGAGCCACGGAGAGAAGACTTTATCTTCTCCCCGTGTCCCACACGCGGGTAATTTCAGAAGCCACGCTTGATACTACGGATGGATTCCTTGAAATTCTCAATCATCTCAAGGACTTTCGCCTTGAGTTCGGCAAACTTGCCGCCGAGCCAGCAAATAGGACAGCGCATCAGATGTAACCTTTCTGGCGTAAGCCATTGTTTTAATAGTGTTAGTGTTTAGGTTCCCCGTCAAACGGATAGTCTTCAAGGTCTTCCGGCTGGACGAATTCACCGGTCTCGCGGTACTTCTTCGGGTCCGCTTCGATGTTATTGTCCTTGAGGAACTGTCGGATGACATTGAGCAGGGCAGGGGGTGTCTGTTCCTCAATACCGATTTCCTCACCCGCCTTGTTCTTGACAACCTTGTAATGCTTGGCGTTAAGTAGATGCTTCAGCTTCATAGCCAGCGCCTCGTGCAGTTCACCAAGCGCGTCTTCTGTTGCGCGTTTCTTGGGCATACGTTTTTTACTCCACGGATTTGACATGGTTTAGCCTGTCATGAATTTGAGAATGATGAGACCGGCTTGCACAACAACCGCACTGAGAATCCACCATTGGCGGTTCTTCAGTGATGTGATGTCAGCCTTTGTGTCTTCCCATTTTCCCTTACCCGCTTGACACACGGGATGAGATGCGGTATTAAATGTATCGTGGAACTTCTCAAGGTCAGTCAGTCGAGCCTCTTGGTCAGCGCACCGGGGCGCGCCGTGGTCCATGAAGGTGTCGAACTTCTTGCACAAGGCTTTCAAGTCTGAGCCTGTTTCTGCCACCTTGACGTTGAGGTTTTGAAGTTCCTTGTGGATGTCGATTTCGTAGGGCATTGTGATTGGTCCTTTTCAAATTCCATTAGATTCGACAGGCTCATTATAGATTTTCATTAGCAAACTTCTCACTTAAATCTTTAACAGAATAATCACTTCTAAACTTTCTGAATGATTTTTTATCCATTTCTTCTAATTCCGCCCATAGTTCTGGAAAGTCATTGTATAAAACACGCAACTCACCAATTCTGGACAATGGGCAACACCAACAAGAAACACGGTGGAACTTTTCATACAGCCCACCCCAATCAAGTCCTTTTGAATAACAATAATCCAAGGCTTGTTTCTCTGTTATCTTCCATTCGACAAGTGGGTATTTTATATTTCTGCCTTTATTATTTAATGTTCTTTTACTTTCATCAAAAGCAATACCATGAAATTCAACAACGGCGTTAGGAATAGAATTAACCCCGCCTCTTTTTCGTGGATTGTACTGCATTGAAGCAAGAGTCTTACGGAAGAACTGTCTCTTCAATGCAGTACACCACCTAGTGCGAAAATCGGGGAAACCGTATCCTATCTCACCTTTTCTTTTGCCTCTTGTTTTTATATGCTCACCAAACCAATAATCAAAATCAATCTTAATAATTTCAATTTTTAAAGGCTCAATCATAGCTTGAACTTTTTCAATATGTTTGTACATTTCAGGAAATTCTTTTGTAGTATCAACACAAATAACCCTATCAACTGATATTCCTTTTTCCAGCATCATCAACAGCATGGCTGTAGAGTCTTTTCCACCACTAAAACTTACTATGTTCATTATCTCTCAACTCCTCAACTAATTTCTCATTTGCGTCCACAATCTTCTGCATATCCTCAAGTGATAGCGTGGCGTTGCGCGGTAGTCAAACGAATGGGGTTCAGAGGGTCGGAGGTTCAAATCCTCTCGCCCCGACCATTTGAGAGCATAGGGGACAACAAGTTTAACAGACCTGTTGTCCCCTTTCTCTTTTATACCCGAGCGGGAACAATCTGTCCCATTTACCCGTGTAAAACTTCCTTCATTCCCTAGCGGGAATTTTACACGTTATCGCCTTTGACGTGGATGTAGACCACCGCCGCCAGCTTCTTGAGAAATGCCTTAGCGTCGGCAAGGTTTGAAATGTTGGCAATCGCGGTCTGGACCTGCGCGTAGGTCGGAAGGTTGTCACGCAGGGTCTGAGCCATCTGTGCATCCTTCGCTTCACGCGCAGTCCGCTCTGCGATTTCTTTGGGGGTCTCAGCGGGAGCCGGGGTGTTGCCCTTCGCAAGCCACTCAAGGTACTCCCGCCAATCGACGTTATCCAGACACTCAGGGATGGACGCCATGTCCTTCAGTCGGATGACGCCGCCTAGTTTTCCAAGTTTATATGCCATAGTTTCTCCCTTTACAGTTCAATGTCCGCCACCCAACTATTGATACCTAGTAGTTGCGCCGCCGGGATTGAACCCGTGATTTCCATGTGGTCGGGAGATCCACTTATAGTCACCGCAACGTCAGCAGAGGCCGTTAAGTTCCTAAGGCATCCCGCCGTGTTGGTTGAGAAGGCTTTAATTGTACAAGTCGGGTTGGCGCGTTTTGACACCCTGAACCACACGAAGTTCATATAGTCATTTGCGGTGACTGAGCTTAGCAGAACTCGCCCCGTAGAGACTTCATAATACCTCTGGCACAGGGCAAGCTCCAACCCGTAAGGTCGCCGCTCAAACGTCGTACACTTCGGGCCGATTTCAAACTGAGCGTCACCGATATAGATTGTGTTACCAGAACAGACCGGGGTTTCGATCTTGATGGTGAACTGAAGTCCGTTATACATATCAGTCGTCGGGATGTCGATGCCCTCAAACTTCAAGGATGTAAATGTTGAAGTCGGTACAGACTGCGCTGACGAGACATATCGCACAGTTATAGCACTAAAGTTGTCTGCCGCATTTGCACTATAGACGACGAGATACACATTCACCGATGAGCCGAAGTCATGCCAGAACTTGAACTGACCGCTCCACTTACCGTGATTGACGCCGTGGAGGAACGTCTTTGCATTTGCAGACTCTATGCGTTGATTGACATAGATGACGTTCGTTCCGGTACAGGTGAGTCCAGCTAGCGCCATGCAGCTTGTGGTTTCCAAATAGGTTGTCGAGGCGTAGGGTAGGCGTTCCTGTGTGCCGGGAGTAACGCCCGCCGCCGAGTTCCAAAAGACATTCCATCGGTCAAGCCCATAACGCTTTTGTGCATCAAGCGGCTGCGAACCCCTCTGACAAACTCTCATACAACCGTTGATGAGAAGGTTCTTCATCCCGCGATGCTCTGCGTAGTCGGCAAGTTTCTTCGGGGTGACGATTCGTGCATCGTCGGTTCCCGCGTCGGTCTCAGCCTGAGTAGCAAGCTCTGCGATGCCTTTGGTTCCTTCGGAAGCGTCGGGTGGGGTTCCGTTGAGGATGGAGCCGGAAGTCACCTGAATCTCTGCCCCATCGCTTTCCTTGCGAATGAACAGTTCGGTGACACCGGTAACATCCTTCGCGTACATCTTAACTTCGTTTGCATCGGTTGACGGGGCCGTGGGAACTTCCATATAGGTTCCCGCGCCAGCAGACCCGGCGTAACTCGCCGCGAGGTCCGCCGCATATTCAGCGAGACCCTTCGCCACAACTGCGGCATCACGGGCCTGTCCAGCCGCCGCCTGTGCGAGTCCGGCGTTGGTCTCGGCAAGTTCAGCCGCCGCCTGTGATGCCGCTGCGCCATCGACATACGCTTGAAGAACATCGTGAGAAGCGTTGTCTAAAGCTTCCAGCCCGATGTAATAGGTTTGAAGCAGAGCTTCGTCCAAATCTTCTCCCTTCAGCCGGGGCTGTGCGGAGAAGGAGTAGTCCATCCCATCACGCGGGGTCTCCCGTTTGACTGTGATGGTTGCGCCAACCGCCGGGGCATCGTCAAGGTGAATCGTTGCGCCGTCAGACCAAGTAAATGCGCTGGTCTCGACACCGTTGATAAGTACCTTGACATGGTCCGCGTCCAGATAAGGGAACGGGACGTTGTAGTTTTGACCGCCGGTGGACGTGTAACTCACATAACTGTAAGCCATTTAGTCACTCCGTTTAGAAAGGGTGAGGGACCAGCAGTTTAACTACCGGTCCCCCGCCGCTGTCATTGTTCTAAGAGGTTGTTGAGCCACGGCTTATCGCCGGTGTACTTCTTGGCGTCGTGCCGCGTCGGTCCACCACGGGCCGCTTCTGCGGTGGCTTGTCCACCCTGCCGCAACTGCTCAATGAGGTCGGGTCGTTCCATGAGGAACTTCCCCTGTGCCGCCGCTCGGTGCTTTCCGATGATGCCCTGCAACCGAGCCGCCTTGATGCGCTCGTCGTTGACATCAGTCATCCTCGTCATCGCTTCTTGAAGGTCTCCACGGACATTCTGAGATTCAAGAATCTCGTGGACCCGGTCATAGTCCTTCGGCGTCAGTTTGATTTCCTGATTCCCTCTGGTGAGCTTGCGGTCCATCGGACGCATATCCACACCGAGCTTGAACAGTTCGGTGGTCAGAGGGTCACGCTGGTTCGGACCCATGTAGAGATACGGGTCATTGTCCAGCTTCTCACCGAAGATAGGATGGCGCATGGTTTGAAGCGAGTTGCGGAGATAGCTCCCGACAACCCCGTCCCACGCGGACCAGATTTTCTTCTTCTCACCGTCCCCAAACATCGCGTAGAGGTTCTTCACGAGTCCAGAGAACGGAGCGACAGACTGAATCTTCCTACCGATACCAGCGTTTACGCTGTCTGCGGTGATGCCACGCGAGTCAAAGAGGGAAGTCAGAACCGCGTTGACATCTTTCAGACCCACCTGAGACAGCATGGAGTCTGCCAGCAGAGGCATCATCTTGAGGACTTGGTCAAAGTCCACGTCACCTTTAGCGGATTCCACACCCGCCATAGCGACTCTAGCGAGGTCTGCGCCCATGACGAACATCGACATGACAGGCGCATAGCGGTCAATGGGAATCTGGTGTTCCCCAACCTGCACCGCATTTCCACGAATCCCGGCAGTCTGAGCCGCCGAGCGTTCCCACGGGAGCATCCCCGAGGTCATACCACCGTTCATATAGCCAAGTGCCCCGAGGACAACTAGGAAGTTGCCGAGGTAAACCCGCGCAATGGCTTCCTGCCGCCTGAGACCACCAGCCGCGTAGTCTTCAGCGAACCTTCCGCTCATCTTGGCGATGGCGGTGGAGTCCAGACCTTTCGCCGCGAAAGCTCGGGCCATCGTCCCGCCGGGGCCGATTTCCCATTGATACCGGGCGATGTTCGCTGGAACCTTAACGAAGGGGAGTGTAAGGATTTTTGCAATCAAGCCGAGTGCGTTGCCCTGCAAGCCCTGATTAATCTTCTCCAAGAACTTCGGCATATTTGCGTTGAGGGTTGTGTCACGCGACCGTTTCAGAGCATCGTTGACACTCGCCACAGAGGGGTTCTTAACTGCGAGGTTGACGTACTCATTGAGCTTGTCGCCCCTGAGTCCTTCTTTCCAGCCTGCTTCGAAGTGAGTACAGAACAGGTGAGAGAAGTAGTTTACGGACCGGAAGAACTCGTCAGCCATCGTCAGGGGCCGGAAGGACGCCGTGAGGACTTCCCCAGTCGCCCGACCCGCATCACCCGCAACCTTGCCGAGAGTGTATTTGAGCGCGGAGTTGTCCACGCCTTCAAACTTCGTCAGCGGGTCCAGAACGGACTCACCGGCTTTACCGGCGCGCCACACAAGACCCTGAGACCTGTCCGTTACGTCAATGCCCTGCCAAGCCTTCCGTAAGTTGAGAGCTTTCGCTTCCTTCCAGAACTGCTCAGGCATGGCGACAGCCGCGCGCATACCATAAAGGTAGCCCTGCCATTGAGTCGAAAGGAACTCGCGGGTCCAACCCTCGCCCATCTTCCGTCCCATGTACGTTGCCGCCATAGAGCGGGAGATGCCTTCGAAGACGGTTGCGATACCTTGACCCATGACGTTGAACATATTTGTGGTTACACCAGACACGAGCGAAGCCTGTTCCAGTTCCAAGATTGCTTCCAAGACATAGTGCTTGGACTCAAGTGTCTTGGCGTACTGAAGTTTCGACCTCACGTCCGTATTGGCTCTGTACTTCTTCAGAAGAAGCCGGGCGTCCCCGCCTTTGGTAAACTCGTTCTCAGCGAACTTCTGCGCCCATTCAGCGCCACCGAGGGCGTTGCCCTGCTTCACCATCTTGAGCGTTGCGAGGTTTCGACCCATCGCTGTTTTAACGCCCTTTGCGTTGATATACATATCCCCGAGGGTCTTGATGTGTTCCAACGCCTCGACGGTCAGACCGTCATCGTCGGCTTTAAGGGCGCGCTCAACGAGGTCATCGACATAGGCCGAGTAGTCGGCAAGAACCTGTTGCATCTTGGAGAGCTTCGCGGCGAAGCCGGAAACTTCCTTGTTCATCTTGGCGATGCGCTCAGGGGACATATCGTAGAACCGCCCGATGCGCTCAATGTCCTCAAAGGTCATGTGCGCCTTGACAGCCCCGTACTTATCTGCGTCACCGAGAACCTTCTTCAGCGCGGTGTCCCACGCCGCTGAGAACTCAGGGTTCGTGATAAACTTACCCCAATTCTGGAAAGGCTGACCGCCTTCCTTCACAATGTTTCGCCCGCCTGACATGATGGTGACGAGACAGTCCACAATTTCCTTCTGCTTTGCTGGGGTCAGCGCGTCAAGGCCCATATCGCTCGGGATACGGTTCTTACCCTCGCTGATACCCTCGACCAGCGCACGGAGTTTGGGGTACTTCATCAGTTCAAGAGGATTGACAGCCTCGCCCTTGACCAGCTTCTCGTAAAGTTCGCCTTGCTTCGCGTCGGAGAGGATGATGTCGTGTGCATCGTTGTGAAGGAACCACGCCTTGTCCGCAAGTACGAACTCGTTGCCGATTTGTTTAATCTCGACACCAGCGCGCTGTTCCTCAGGAAGCTCCGCGAGGAATTTCTTGAGTTCGACTTCATCCAGCGACTTCATGAGGGGTTCCGGTTCCTGTACGAAGGGGAGCTTGGTTTCGCTGACGCCCGTGGACTTCATGCCGGGCTTGTAGTTCACCCAGGCGAGGTCCGGCGGTTCCGCAAGGGCTTGAGCCTTTGCCTCGACTTTTCCGCGAAGGTCTGCGGCAACGTCTGCAACAGCTTCCTTGTCGTAGCCCATCTTGGTCCAGATGGACCCCTTCGCACCTTTGAGCAGGTGGAAGATTCCCTTGAGGATGGGTTCCGCCACTACGCCGGTAAGACCCCCCTCAATAGCGTTCTTCGCCCGAGCCAGCGTGAAGTGGTCCTCAGGGTCCGACGTGAGATATTCAAGGAAGGTATCCTTCGCCCACGGGAACTGTACGAGCCAATCGGCAAGCCGATCTTGGTCCGGTCCCCACACAGCAAAATCGGTGATAGCACCCGCGCCGTAGTTCTCAACCAGATGACCGGTTGCCCACGCCGCGCGGGGATACTTCATGGCGAAATCTGCCCATGAAGAATTGATGAGTTTTGCATCCTTCGCCGCCGCCAGCACTCCCTTACCTTCTGTGGTGAGTCCCATCTTGAGGTAGTTCATGCCGGGGACAACAGCCTTCATGATGCGCTGACCACCGATAAACCCCGAGCCAAACTGCGTGACGGCGCCGACAAGTTGTCCTGCGCCGGTGACGGGTTTGTCGGTCTGCGGAAGATTCGGGGTCGCCCCGGTGATGGCGGCTTTCTGTTCTTTGTCCGTCACGGACTGCGTGATCGGAGCGGAGTAATCCCCCGCCATAGCCAGCATTGCGTTCAGACCATCGGGGTCATCGGGGGTTAGCATGGCGATAGCTTCATCGAACAGTTCCTTCGTGTTCTGGAAGCCACGCATGATTCCACCGATAGCACCACGCCACACGAGTTCCTTTGTCCAGAACCAGCCGGGGTTTTCCTTGTGGTCTGCCCATGAGTTCGCTTGTTCAGCGGTCAGTCCGCCGGTCTTGAGGCCCGTGAGAACGTCCGTCTTGTCGAGGTCCAGAAGACCAAGCTGTGCGTACTTCTCACGGAATATAACTTCGTTCACAGCCTCAGGTGTGTACCTGCCCTCAAGCAGACCGCGCTGAAGCTCGTCTTTCTTTACCTTCATCAACGAGGGGTCGAAGCGGGGAGTGGGGCGGGTTGCAAGCTCACCCCACTCCTGCTCGTACACGTTCTCGCTGACATCGGATTGGTACATCGTTGCCATGCGTTATCCTCTCAAGGATTTAGTTCATGTTGTTCACCCGGTCATACGCTTCCTTCACGGCGGGGTTTCCTTCCGCCGCGTTTTTCATCACACCTGCCGCCGACTTCTTCACACTACCTTTGACGCTGGTAGGCTGTTTCTGCGGGGGTTTCTCCCCGTACTTACTTGCCGGGACTTCGGGATGAGAGATGTAGGTCGGGGGAGCAGACGGGTTGTTGTCATACTTCGTCTGAATCTGGTTGAAGACAAGGTTTGCCTTCTTGTTGTATTCCTCAATGGGAATGGTTGTGTTCCCATTCTTACGCCATTGCTCTGCGCGCCACTTCGACATCGTGTCGTGATACTCGTTGAACTTCTGTTGCCCGTTGGGGTCTTTCAGCCGGGAGAACTCGTCCGATGCGAGATAGATGGACTTGTACTGACCGTCCGTCTGATAGATGTCGTGCATATTGGTGTTGACACCAGCGTTGCGGTGACGCTCGTTGTTCTGGTTGATGTGATAGGCCAGCGTGGTCATGTCCGTCTTGGAGATGAGACCGCCGTAGGTCCGCAGGTCCGAAGAACTGATGGAACCGTTGGCGACTTTCTGCATCAACATCTTGAACGTGCCGGGATCAGACGTTGGACGCCACGCGCCCTTCTTAGACGCCTCGACCATCTCCTTCATCATCAACATTTCCTCACGGTCAAACACGGGGTTCAACGGGTCGGAGTTGAGATTCAGCGCATCCTCTGCGGCTTGCAGGGTTGCGGGGTCGCCGGTCTCAAAGAACTTAATGAGGTTCGCTGTGATAGAACGCGTCGCCTCATGCGCCCGCGTCTTGCGCTCGTAGTCCTTGATTTCCATCTTGCGAATCTGGACATTAAGGGCTTCCATTTGAACCTTCTCCACCAGCGGTGAGGACGCTGTCTGAACCACCGCAATACCATCCTTGCCGACAACCTTCGTCCAACCGATTGCGTTGTGGTCCCCGGTGTTGTTCATGTAAGCAGACGAAGCGGCAAGAGCCGTCGTAGTCACGTCGATAGCCCGAAGACCGATGCTCTTTGCCGTCTTGATGTACTCGTCAACCTTCTCGCGCATACGGGCGTCCGCCTCATCCTGAGTGATAGCCCCGTTGCGGACTGCGGCCTGATACTCCTGATGCCAAGCTTGCAGATTGAACATCATGTCTTCATTGAACCGTTTGACGGTGTCCCGGTGCATGAGGTCTTTGTACTGTGCGTTAGCCGCGCCCTCAGCTTCAATCGCCATGTTCCCGAAGGTCGTGGCGTAAGCGGGGACGCCGAGTTCACCGGAGTATTTGGCGATGAGCTTCTTCTTTCCCGCCTCAAATTCAGCCGGGTCTGCTTGCCAGTTTTCTTCGGTGTAAGCTTTGAGTTCAGCCGCAAGCTTGCGCGCGTCCGCCTCACCCTTCATCTTGAAGTAGGCGTCTTCGTAGGCGCGCCAGCCGGTAGTGTTCTTGTACTCACCACCTTTTGTGTAGTCCGCCGCCGCCTCAGCCTGTGAGTGCTTGGTGTAGTCCTTCTCAATCATCTCGCCGGTGCGCTGAAGGGAAGGGACCATTTCCGACATGAGCGTCTTCAACAGAATCGTCTTGTCGCTGACGCCTTCAGTCTCATGGTACGTCCCTTTTACCGATACCGGCTTTAGGTCAGCTACCGGCTTCACGCTCCGCTGTTCGACTTCAGCCGTGCGGAGCTTTTGGTACTCAATCTTTTGTGCCATTGGTATCCCTCAAGATACGTTATTTGGTTGTCTTCGTCAGACTGTATTGCTTGTATCCAGCCTCACCAATCTTCGTGAGACCTGCCAGAACGCCGCCAGCCAGCTTGCCAGCCGCCCCGCTGTCAGCGAGGACCGTCGTTGGAACAGTTGCTTTCTGGCGCTCGACCTGCTTTTCGTACTGCGATTGGGAAATCTTGTTCTCACGGGCTGTTTCAATCTTCTCGGTTTCCCATCCCGCTTGAACAAACGGGTTATCGGCAAGTCGCTGTGCCAGTATCCCGCCAAGTCCGGCTTCGCCGGTGGCAACGCGGATACGGGCGGCATCGCGCCGAGCTTTCCGGTAGGCATTGGTTTCCTCAACCATCGCTTCGGTGTTCGCCTCATCCTGCGCCTGACGAGCCTGAGAATACTGCATCTCCAACAGTTTGTTATTCGCGTCCTGTTGGGCATAGATGTTGGCGATTTGTGCGTTCTGCGCCTTCTGAGCGTCAGACGCGGCAGAGACACCCTGCATGATACTGAGCATCCCGCTCACCATTGTTCCGAAGGTTGAGAGGCTTGCCATCGTCATACCGGCAGTAATGGGTTCACACATTTTCTTTCACCCTCATGAACTCCCAAAACGGGAGCTTGCCGTGTCCGTAGTTAGGGACAAGCTTCGTGAAGACGAATCCGAGGGCTTGAAGCCACAGAATCGAAGTCACGTTGCGATGGTCCACATAATTGATGAGCAGGGGGAACCGCTCGTTCATTTTCGCTATCCACTCCCCGCAGAGCTTCTTAAAAGCCCGCAGGTATTGGGGGCGATAGATTTCATTGGTAGCCACCATCCACGGCGTACCCACGGTTGGATACGGGGACTTGGCAACTCCCCAAATGAGAATCGGGGTATTGTCATCATTGACCGCAATCATACAAAAACCATCAGATGAAGCCTCGATGGACAAGCGTACTGCTTCAACTGCGGACAAGCCGGACGCGGCGAGAAGTTCACCAACGTCCGACTGTCGCAGTAAGGGGCCGATTAGGTCTGCATCTTCTACTGTTGCGGGTCTAATGAGGACGTTAATATCCTCAAGGTACATTATTCACTCCTATCAGTGAGATAAGAAACCGCTTTCATGAGCAGGTCTGGATTATCTTCCATCTTTCCGAGTACCAAGTTGCACCTATTACTGTTATTCAACGCTTAAGCGCGCCTACTGTTGAGAACGAAGTTCGCTGAGTATTCCGCAGCATGCCAGCAGGACCGCAGGTACGAACTGTTCCTCATCTTGATGGTTACTTCCCGCGAATCCGCGAGGATGGGGAAGGTGAATGAGCCTGAGTAAAACACGATGTCGCCCAACGTGAACTCGGGGGTTCCGAGCCGCCGGTTCAACTGATAGGTGCTGGTTGCCCGGCCCGTAGCCGAGACTTCGACCTCAAACCCGCCGCTGTTCTCATAGTAAATCGTACCGTCGAGAAGCTGAAGGCGTCCGCCGACAATCGGCTTGCCGTCATCTCCGCCTTCCTTCACGAACTGCCGGGACCACGTTGCTTCAGCGGTGTAAGGCAGACCGATGAAGACAGCGTGGTCATGCCAATCGCCAGCCGCGCGGACCGTCGTTGTAGACGGGCGGGTGACGGGGGACAGAACCGTGCCAGCATCTTCCCAATCTTCGTTGAATACGACGGTGAGCGGGATGTTGGTCGCCAGTTCATACGGCAGGGTCCAAGTGGTCCAATCGTTTCCTGCGTCATAGACCCCGGTCAGTTCGACCCGGTTGTCGAGCAGGATGAGGAAGCCGATGTCATCAATCGCGCCTTCCTCGACAGACATGGACATCAGGTGGAACCCATCAGAC